AGCCGATGCCTACAGCCGCCTGGTTGCCGCTATGTGTGGCATGGCAAAGAAACAGAAACGCGTCACTGCAAAAGAGCGTGATACCGGGAATGATAAATTTGACATGCGCCTCTTTCTGGTCAGGCTGGGCTTTATCGGGGATGAGTATAAAGCCGCCCGGAGGATACTGCTCCGCAGCCTTACCGGCAACAGCAGCTGGAAATCCGGCCATGCGCCGGAGCGGCCTGCCCCTGATACCAATACGGAGAATGCCGGTTCAGCTTCACAGCCAGAGGGCAATCCGTCAGAAGCAGCCATAGAAACGATACCACAGCTAGAGGCAGAGGGAGGTGAGGATTATGGCAAATAGAAACCAGTTCCCCAGCCGGGATACAGTGGAACGGGTACGGAGAATGTACCCTAAAGGCTCACGGGTGGAGCTCATCTCCATGGATGACCCATACAGTAAGCTCTCACCCGGAGACCGCGGCACGGTAAATGTGGTTGACGATACCGGCACGGTGTTTATCAGCTGGGACTGCGGCTCCAGCCTCGGCATCGTTTACGGCGTTGACCGGATACGGAAAATATAGCACTTTACATCAGGGGGATGCCTTTACGGCTCCCCCTTAAACACACAAATGGAGGTGGAATGATGGATAATATAAGAAAGATTACCAAACTGGAGAAGACCGCTCTGATGCCTGTTAAGCGTAAACGTGTGGCAGCCTATGCCCGCGTTTCGTCCGGCAAGGATGCCCAGCTCCACTCCCTGTCTGTCCAGATCAGTTATTACAATGAGTATATTGGCAACCGGGGCGACTGGCAGCTTGTTAAGATTTATGCCGATGAGGCCATGACCGGCACCAGGGATGACCGGCCACAGTTCCAGCAGCTGCTTACGGACTGCCGGGCCGGGAAGATTGACATGGTCATTACCAAATCCGTGACAAGGCTTGCCCGCAATACCCTTACCGTTCTGAATACGGCACGGGAGCTTAAATCTCTTGGCATTGATATTTATTTTGAGAAAGAGAACATCCATACCATGAGCTCTGACGGCGAGCTGATGCTGACGCTTCTGGCTACCTTTGCTCAGGAGGAGAGCTGGTCTGCCAGCGAGAACCAGAAATGGCGTATCCGCAAGAAGTTTGAGCAGGGGTATCCTAACACTGGAAATATGCTTGGCTATTATCTGGAGAATGGCGTATTGCGAGTCATACCTGACGAGGCGGAAATCGTCCGGCAAATATATGCCGATTTTCTTTCTGGAATGGGGATTAACGCCATAGCAAAAAAACTCCGGCGTATGGAAGTCCCAACTAAAAGAGGTTCTGAATGGAATAAAATGACAGTCCGCCATATACTCCGTAACGAAAAGTATGCCGGGGATCTGTTATTGCAGAAAACATACCGGTTAGACCACATCAGTAAAAAGCAAATGATAAACCATGGTGAACTGCCAATGTATTCTGTAAGCAATGCCCATGAGGCCATTATTGACCGAGATACATTTGAGCAGGTACAGCAGGAATTAATGCTGCGAGCAGAAAAATGCCACTCTCATCATGTAACATCAGAGGCGCATCTTTTTACGAGTATGATCCGATGCGGGCTATGTGGGCGTCACCTTCATAGAAAACTTGCTTCATCTTCAAAAAAATATGCGCCCAAACCTGTTTGGTTTTGCACAACAGCTATGAATTATGGAAAAAACGCATGCCCATCACGTAAAATTCCAGAGGATATCCTGATACAGAAAACCATGGAAGTTCTGGAAATTGAAAATTTAGATCGGGGAACCTTACTGGATCGTATCACGGAAATACAGGTACCCGAACATAACCATCTGGTCTACGTATTCCATGATGGCCATACCCAGGAGGTTACCTGGCGGAACCACTCACGCCGGGAAAGTTGGACAGAAGAAATGAAACAACAGGCCAGAGAGCGTCGGCTAAAATATCTTGAAGAAAGGAGAAGGCCATGACTATACAGAAAAGGACAGTACAGAAAATTGAAAGCAGGTTGAGCTTAACTTCCACCCCATTCATGCAAGAGCAGCGGAAAAAACGTGTGGCGGCTTACGCCCGTGTTTCTACCGACCAGGACGAACAGCTTTCCAGTTATGAGGCGCAGGTGGATTTCTATACCAGATATATTAACAACAACCCTGAATGGGAGTTTGTCGCGGTCTATACGGATGAGGGAATTTCCGGTACCAATACTAAGAAACGCGATGGTTTTAATCGTATGGTTGCAGATGCCCTGTCTGGGAAAATTGACCTGATCCTGACCAAATCCATTAGCCGTTTCGCCCGCAATACGGTAGACACCCTGACCACAATCCGGCAGCTGAAGACCAAAGGAATAGAGGTCTACTTTGAGAAAGAAAATATTTATACTCTTGATGCCAAGGGTGAGGTGATGATTACTATCATGAGCAGCCTGGCCCAGGAGGAAAGCCGTTCCATCAGCGAAAACGTGTCCTGGGGGAAACGCCGCAGCATGGAGGAAGGCAAAATCTCCATGCCATATAAATCTTTCCTTGGTTATGAGAAAGGTAACGATGGACTTCCGAAGATTGTTGAGGAAGAGGCAGCGATAGTCCGGGAAATTTACCATCTGTTTCTGGGTGGAAAAACTGTCCGGGAAATAGCCGAACACCTTACCGGGCGGGGGATACCGACACCTAAAGGTAAAAAGATCTGGAGCGTTTCTACCATTATGAGTATACTCCAGAATGAGAAGTATAGAGGCGATGCCCTGCTTCAGAAGACTTACACGGCGGATTTTCTTACTAAAACAATCCGAAAAAATAAAGGGGAACTACCACAATATTACATAGAAAATTCCCACCCGGCAATCATTGACCCGGAGACCTTTGCCCTGGTCCAGAGAGAGATTGAACGGCGGCGGCCAAAACGCCGTCAGCTGCACAAAAACAGCCCGTTTAACTCAAAAGTAATCTGTGGCGACTGCGGCGGATATTATGGCCGAAAGGTCTGGCACAGCGGCAGTAAATACGAGAAATCTACCTGGCGTTGTAACCGAAAGTATGACGGTGAATCCTGCTGCACTACACCCAATCTGGATGAATGTGAGCTGGAAAACGCCTTTGTTACTGCTTTTAACCAATTCCATAAAGAAAAAGAAAAGCATATGGCCCAGATGGAAAAACTTCTGTCCCGGTTGTCGGATACCAGTGCGTTGGAAAGGGAGCTGGATGGCACCAAAGCTAAGCATGCCAGACTGATTGAAGACCTGCGCAGCTATATGGTGGAGAATACCCGGCGTATACAGGACCAAGGGGAATATAACCGCCGGTTTGCAGAGATGGATGCATCATGCCAGGAAGCTGAGGAGCAGGTTAACAGCCTACAGAAGCAGCTCCTCGAACAGCACGGGCGCAGAGAACAGATATCCCGTTCCCTCAGTATCCTGAAACAGTGTGAGGACAGACTGGAGAAGTTCAGCCCGGATATTTGGAATGCCACTGTCGATATGGTGACGGTATCTTCGGATAAAACCCTTACTTTCCTCTTTTGGGGAGGCACGGAGATAGCAATACGGCTACAAACAGTAAATCCCAAAAAATAAATTAAATTCAGCACCTTATAAGCCCGTGGTTCTGCCACGGGCTCTCCACGGGAGGAGCACAAATGGAAAAACAGAAGAAAGCGGCTTTTTACTGTCATGGATTTCATACCTCATGCAGTGAGGTTGAGTACCTTATCCAGATGCAAAAACGTCTCAGTAGCTATCCGAATATGAGCACATGGGAAACGGAAGTGTTCCGTGAAAAAACACTGCGAGCTTATGCATCTGGAAGATTCAATCAAAAAAAGCGAAGTGGGCGTGGTAGTTACTCTGGAAGCATCCACTATCTCCGGTAATTTGGACATCTTTAGAGAATTTATGGCCATTTGTGAAGAACATGGCGTCCAGGTGTTCAGCCTGGAATGGTGGAAACATGACAATGATGCCGAAGAACAGTACTGTCTGTTTAAAGAGTTTCGGAAACGACGTCAGTGATCATAGTAAGCAACTTAACATAGTACATTAGTTAAAAGCCTGCAGGGTTTCCTGTGGGCTTTTCCCCGGTATTACTCTCTAGAGTAGTGACTTTTCTGATACAATAACGAAAGATAATGAAATGTTGATGGTCTGTACTATACTAAAATATAATTTCATTGTATAATTACGTTAACTATATAACCTGAGTTAAACATATTGGATGGTGAATAAATGGCAATTAGCAAAATAAAAATACAAAATTTCAAAAGTTATAAAGGAATCTTTACATTATATCTTAATCAAGGGCTTAATATTCTCGTTGGAGATAATGAATCTGGGAAGTCAACTATTTTGGAAGCAATACATGTGGCGTTGACGGGATATTACCATGGACATAATATAAGAAATGAATTGTCTCAGTATTTATTCAATAATGAAGCTGTTTTAGAATACATAACCTCCGTTCGGAGTGGAAAAGCCATTGCGCCGCCAACAATACTGATTGAGATATTTTTTGATGCTCCTATGGATGCGGAGCTATTCGAGGGTAACGAAAATACAGACAAGGAAACAAAAGTTGAGGGGCTACAATTTAAGATTGCCTATGACGAAAAATATAATGATGAGTATCAGAAAATTATAGAAAGTAAAAATTTAACAAGCCTGCCAATTGAATATTACGAAGTATCTTGGAATACATTTGCCCGTAAAACAATTACGACAAAAAGCATACCTGTGAAGTCTGCCATGATTGACTCTTCTAACTATTACTATCAAAACGGGTCAGATGTATACATTTCCCACATTGTAAAGGATATCTTATCTTTAGAGGAGATAACTACTATTGCACAAGCGCACAGGAATATGGTGGACTTTTTTTCCGAAGCCAAAGCGATTGAAAATATTAATAAAAAGATTACAGCAGAGGCATCAATGTCTAACGGCTCAATTTCTTTATCCGCGAACTTAGGGACAAAAAATGCATGGGAGCATAGTTTACTCACGCAGGTAGATGGTATCCCATTTGGATTTGTTGGGAAAGGCACACAGTGTGCTATAAAGACCGAGTTGGCACTTAGTAACAGGCGAGCACAAAAAGCTGGAATTATTTTATTAGAAGAACCTGAAAGTCATCTCTCTTTCTCTCATTTAAACCAACTTATAATGTCCATATCACAAAAATGTACTGATCGACAAATATTAATATCTACACATAGCAGTTATGTAGCTAATAAATTAGGCTTAGAGAACCTTATATTGTTGAATGATCACCGTATAACGAGGCTGTCAGAACTAGAATCAACAGAATTTTTTAGAAAAATGTCTGGATATGATACCTTACGCCTTATTTTATGTAAAAGAGCCATACTGGTCGAAGGTGACTCTGATGAGCTGATTGTCCAGAAAGCATATATGGTGAGCCACAATGGACGACTCCCGATTCAGGATGGAATAGATATTATCTCTGTGGGGACGGCTTTTTTGCGTTTTCTGGAAATTGCAGAGAAATTGCATAAGGATACAGCGGTTATAACAGATAATGATGGTGATGTATCAGCTCTTGAGAAAAAGTATTCAAATTATATAGGCGACAATAAAAAAGATTATATCGAGATTTCTTATGACGAAGAAGTCGATACTGGTGATTTAATTATTGGAAAGAGCCCGTACAATTATAATACTTTGGAGCCAAAACTGCTCAAAGTAAATGATTTAGCCACGTTTAATGAGATATTTGGCACATCTTATGCTGATGACGATGGGCTGAGAACATATATGCAACATCATAAAACAGATTGCGCATTAGCGATATTTGATACTAAGAAAAAGGTAAACTTTCCTAAATACATCTCCGAGGTTATAAACAAGAATGAATAAATTAATAATCGCTGCTGCTGGTGCGGGAAAAACAACTCATCTCGTTAACGAAGCATTGAAAATAGCTTCTGATAAAGTTTTAATTACGACTTTTACGGAGTCAAACGAGCAAGAAATAAAAAAGAAAATATTTGAGCTAAATGGCTGTATCCCATCCAATATAATAGTACAAACATGGTTTTCTTTTCTTATTCAACAAGGAGTTAAACCATATCAGAGTTTTTTATATGAAAATAAGGTGACAGGACTCCTGCTTGTCAATAAAAAATCAGGACTTAAATATTGTTATAATGGTAAGCCAGTATATTATAGAGAGAGTGAAGTAGCACAACATTATTTTACGAATGATGGAAGAATTTATTCCGACAAACTTTCAAAATTTGTTTATAAACTCAATGAGATAAATTCAGGGATTACCATTGATAGGATTACTCGTATATATAAATATATTTTTATTGACGAAGTGCAAGACTTAGCAGGATATGATTTAGAGATTGTTGATTTGCTATCGAGGAATAATACAAATTTACTGATGATAGGCGATCCCAGACAAGTAACTTACCATACTCATGAAGAGGCAAAGAACCATAAATATAGTGAAGGGAATATAGAGGATTTTATTAAGGAACGCAATCTTAGCATCTTCGTTGATAAAACCACTTTAAATATTACTCATCGTAATGAAAAAAGAATTTGTAACTTTGCTAACACTATATATCCAGAATTTCCACCCTGCTCAGCTAAAACAAAGGAAGCTACTGGTCATGATGGTGTATTCTTTGTTCACGCAAAGGATGTTGAATCGTACTTGGAAAAATATAAACCAATACAGCTTAGAGACTCTAAAAAGGTTAATGTTAATGATAAGCACCCAGTTATGAACTTTGGTGATGCAAAAGGCCTGACCTTTAATAGAGTGATTATATATCCAACGACCCCGATGCAAGAATGGATATTTAATCATAATAAAAACCTTAAGCCTAAAAGCAGGGCTAGGTTGTATGTGGCAGTAACAAGAGCAAAGTATAGCGTAGCAATTGTAATTACTAAATCTAAAAATGTAGACGGAATTTCTGTATGGGAATCTTAAATAAATGATTCTATATTTAACTGTATTTTTGTTAAAATAATTAATAGGAAAGGTTGATATTGGAAAAATGGAATTTTTATTTAATAGTAAAGGGCAACATATAGCTAATTTGGTAAATGGGCAGCTTCATGCTCCATCTGGACAGAACATCGGTCACTATATGCCTAAGGAAAAAATATTTATTGACATGTCAGGTCGTTACTTAGGGGAGATAATATGCCAAAATCGCTTAATGTATAACGTAAATTCACCGTATCGCTCCGTAAGCTTTGGCAATTATGGAAATTATGGTAATGTCGGCAATTATGGCAATCCTGGCAACTATGGATCAATAGGTAACGTTGGCGGTTACCGAGATGTTAGTTTTTAAAGTCGTGAGTTTTAGATGATATTTTACCCGCAGAAACTTCATATACCATGGATGGAAAACTCATATCTTAAAATATATTCCCACTAATCAGACTAGTGGGAATATATTTTTTATTCCAAATGCAGATGCGGCATAACTGTGTTATACCGTGTATAATCAGCAACAATTATGAAATGCTATGGTGCAAATTTTGTATCTTGTATCATCCGTGACGTGCAAACACATGTTCAAATCATTACTAAGGAAAAATATTCTGCCTTTCTTACAGACGAAAATTTGATGCTCATTTTTCAGCTTTA